TCTACATTAAGTTCAGTACTTAATTGATCAATAGCTTTAGATATAGCATCTAATTTTACTACTTCTTTATAGTTATTTTTATATGCTAAATCAAATATCATTTCGTTCCTAATAGTATAGTGATTAAATACTCGAATATCTGAGGATGTAGAACCGTCAGAGACTAACCATATACCGGATGCCTCTCTTTCAATAGAATAATACGAACCAGGCTCGACTACCATACCATTTGCAGTGATTGTTTGAGCAGTTGTGGATGAATAATACAAATAGACATTATTTGTACTTTTGTTGTAAATCTCGATCAATGATGACCGATTTGTAAAGGCAAGAGGGTAAACAGTAGCAGGTGACGAAATGAATGAATGAACTTCATTGGCGTCCGGTACTTGTGTCTCTATGGTTGCACCGCTAATTGTTGGTGAGTTTATTTGGTATGTTAGGACTGCATATCGACCACGCGATGCAGACATAGATTGCGTTGTCATGCCAAATTTAGCGAGTTCATCGCTTGTTAGTACGGTAAATTTACCGCGTTCGGCTTCTGCGCACGCAAACCTAGTATTAAAGTTAGGCATTCTTCTCCTTTCACGAGCTATTTGCTGGCGATTTTCATCGCGGGAACTTCTCAGTTCCGGGTCTACGACCGGGTACTTGGATCTTTTAAATACTTAGTTAATTAACTCAACTTTTCTCTTAACTCTTTGACATACATTGAACAAACACCAACATGAGGATAGCTTCCACTTGTAATAAAAGGTCTTCCGTTTAATGACCATTTTCCACCAGTTAAATGAGAAAACACTATCTCACCTTCTGGATCATGCTGTTGTAAACATCCAACTTCGCATCATAAAGCGATAAATCACTACTAATAACTTGTGTGATAGTATCTCCGTTAATGTAAAGCTGCTCAACATTAATAGAACTAGCAGTCATGCTGCCAGTAGTCTCCATATCTCCACCCATACCCATTTTGTTGCCATGATAAATCTCCTGTTTAATTATTTATTAATTGTAGCTGAACAATTGAATCACTCTTGGTGCTCCACCCACTGTCACTACCATATACTCTGCTGCTGTTAACGTACTGACTTCTGTTGTTAATGTTTCGCCTGTAAATGTGACATCGTTTATGGATACATTATCACCTAATACAACTCCACCAAGAGCGTTTACTATATACTGCCCTGTGGCTGTAGATGATACAGTATTAAATTGATCTGAATTCCAAACGTAAGAGAAATCATGAAGTGCTTCGGCTCTAACTCCATGAGCCTCTGCAGTCTCGCCGTCTGCTCTTGTTCGATAACCCGTAGCAAATGTCCCTCCACCAATCGCTGTATTAGCGTATCCTAAAGATACTGCACCGGTACCATCTGCTATTAAATCGCCCGCTAAGCCATTAGCGAGACCTAAAGCAATAGATCCAGATTGTAATGCTTTAATACTCGAACCACTATACGCACCACCCATAGCTACTGCACCAGCACCGTCTGCGCGAATTACCGACTCAGTTGCTGCATATCCGTGAGCTCTCGATCCATTTCCTGCTGCTATTATTTCAGACGATACAGCGGTATAGCCTGTTGACATGGCACCGCTTTCAAGTGCACATAAACTACAAAAAGTAGAAGCTATACCAAACGCCATCGAACCAGTAGCTGATGTTCTAATTTCACCACTGCTATTTGTAGACCCACCTACAAATGATAATGCTGTCCGTGCTTCTACAATACCAGATGATCCAGGTCCAGTATTTTTAACGAGTAACGACCTATGATTAGAGTCACCAACGACAGTCAAATCAGTTTCGACTCGAACATTATTTGCACTCAACCCTGGTGTGCTTAATGTACCAGTCATTGTATCACCAGTTATATTAACATAATTACTATTAAGCTGAGCACCTGAAACCGCTGCCCACGCTGCTGTCCAATTAGAACTATCTGATCCATTGGTATAAACATTTCCATTAGAACTAATATTTCCATTGACAGTTAATCTCTCATTTGGATTTATAAATTGCCCAGGCCCGGTAACTCCAATATTCCCACCCTCAAGTATAATTGGATAATTAGGATGGCCTGTTCTTATGGCTATACCATTTGATGATCCACCAGCGTTTAATAGTAGCATTCCGGAACCGCCTGAAGATAGAGCATTTGATATTGTATGATCCGAACCTAGAACAAATAAACCACCATTATAGTTACTATCATTATATAACCGAATGCCTGCCATTGATGTTGGGTCGGTATTGATAATATCCATTTGTGCAAAATCGGCACTAGATATGTCTAGTGTAAGGGTTTGACCATATATATCCCCAGCAACTATAATATCACCATTATCATTTGAAGAAATAGTTGCGCCAGATTCAAAATGAATTGAGCTGTTACCAACAAAAATTGTATCTGCGCTAAGAACTCTTGTTGTGATTATATCTGCACTAAGGAACGGAGTTATAATAGTATCAGCATTGAGAACTGGAGTGCTTAATGTTTCTGTTACAGTCCAGTCACCGTGCAATACACCGTCTTTTCCTAAGAACACACCATTAACGGCACTAACTGTATATGTTGCTGAATCAGGTGAATATAAAGTTGAAGAGTTGGAATTCCACACATAACTAGTATTATGTAGAGCGTGTGCGTATACACCGTGCGCCATAGATGTATTGCCTATAGCAGCATTCGCAAATCCTGTGGCTAAAGACGAACTACCTATAGCAGATACACTATGACCTAGTGCTATCGACGCTGTACCTTTTGATAATAACATTCCTTGAAAGGATCCTGTGGAGACAGCATATCCTAACGACACACTACCAGCACCTTCAGCTATAATATTACTTCCTTGTGTAATACCTCCAGCTAATGATCCTCTCTCGTTAGATATAATAGTACCTCTAGAACTACCTAATGAACTTGCATACCCAAATGCAATAGCGCCTCTGTTATGTGCTGATATATCACCCATAGTTACATAACCAATAGCTAATGAACCGTCGCCATCTGCGACAATACTATTATCACCAACTTGGCTGTAGCCTAATGCAACGGCACCAGGAGAATCTGATCTAATATTACCTGGTGTTCTTGAAAATCCGTGTGCAAAAGATGCAAGATCTGATGCTAGTGTACCTGAACCACCAGCGTGTGAGTATACTCCTATAGCAGATGTTAGATATCCTTCGGTATGAGATGCACCACCAGGGCCTAAAATACCTGTTGCAGTAGGTGCAGCTGAATAAGTTTCTCGACCCTCAGCGTGATTACCAGAACCTCCACCATCAACTACTGTTAGTAGACCTTCAGCATGACCATATAGTCCATCTACAGCACTGGTATACCCACCTTCTGTATGCGAACCATCACTTCTGGCTATTGTGAAATTACCTTCAGCGTGTGCATTTATACCTTCTGCGGTCGTTGAGGATCCTTCAGCATGAGCACCTATGTTAAGGGCAGACGTTCCTACACCTTCTGTATGTGATCCATATCCGTTAGAGTTAGTTGCATATCCTTCAGCGTGTGCATAACTACCAAAAGCAACTGTATTGGATCCTTCTGCATGAGAAGCAGATCCAATGGCTTTAGTTATTATTCCTTCTGAATGCGCACCTATTGCATCGGCTAATGTACCGCTACCTTCTGCATGAGTGAATATAGCTGCAGCAGATGTATATGAACCTTCTGCATGAGCTGCTTGAAATAGAGCTTTTGTATAGCGTCCTTCAGTATATGAGCTTTCACCAGATGCTACTGAATTATATCCTAAATTGATTGGCCAAGGGAATGTTTCTTGAGCAGATAGACCCGCTTCGATTCTAACTCCGCCTCCGAAACGGGCCCAGTTCTCTGACCAGAGACCTACACCGGATAGAACCATTAATGCTTCTGTGTCTGTATTGACGATTCTTGGTGGATCGAGTCGGGTATCAGGACCACTAACATAAAAACCACTTAGTTCAAAAATCTGTAAATCTGTTGTATTAAGAACTGCAGAGAATGCAAATAAATTAGTTGTCTATATTGAATTGGCTGTTAACGCGTGTTTAAAATTAGCGTTACCATCTACGAAAAGAGCTGGCTTCTGCATATCAGGCCAGATGAGATTCTCATTGCCGAAGCCATCGATATCAATATCACCGGCATATGTGGATGGTGCACTTATGTAGATACCTACAGTTCCACCAATAGCGCAAATTGCTGCATTGTTAGATTGAAAAAGACCTGCGTACGCGGAAAGCGGTGCGAAAGCACTCAAGCCTCCTGCTAGACAGAAGTCACCTTGAAATGGTTCCTTCGGGTGTGCAATTGGGTCATAGCCACTATCCGGCTCCCCTGGATTGTTATATGTGTGATGATTATGACGGTGAAATTTCGAATGGAATCTATTGCTCAACTATTACCTCCTTCAAGCCACTCTTTCGAGGAACATTACTTAATGTCACTATTTTAGATGGTCATTAAATATTTAGTGGAGATAGTAGAAAAAAAGCTAGAATTCTTTTCGCCAATATAATTTTCCGTTAGATCCGAGACCAAATTTAACTTTTATTAGTTTACCTTCTATAGGTAGTTCTTTACTTTTATCGCTCCACTGAATTGTCGGTTTGAATTTATTGATAATCTTCTGTAACATCATCAAGCCTCCACAACACAACACCATCTTCTCGTAAACCGAATTTTATACGTCGTACACCATTAGTCGTGTAAATATTCATCGGACTTCTACTCCACTCAACCGTTGGTGCTTGAACTTTAAATCTTAATTGGTTCTGAAATTCTTCTTTTCTTGCATCAGTTGCAAGAAACCAAATCCACATAAGAAAAAGTCCAGTTACAATCCATCTCAAAAACCATCTTATAACTACCCACCATAAATAAATTCTGGTGGCTTTTTGTAGTGTTAGCCAATGTCTAAATTTTCTATAAATGTTCATATTAATCTTTTATCATCTCCAATATTGTTTCTTGGCACGCATATAGTTTATCAAAACAACGGTTGATTGCATCTGCGGTCACTATTTCATTTATACCAACGTATATTTGATTCTTTGAATATGGCAGTATTCTATATTCTTGTGGAGTAAATGTTCTAAGTGTTGGTACATAGATATCATTAACTATTTCGTATGTAAATTTTCCTATAACCGACCGTCTAAATATCTCTAAGTTATCCCAGTATCGTGCAAAACTGCGATTCAATACCCAGTCTTGATTATATTCATTTGGCTCTACATAAATGGATGACATAGGCCAGAGACTTGTTACATCAGTTCTTAGGTTAATAATATCAAGTTTGTCTACATATTTAATAATAGCGTTGCCTGAAACAATATAAAGGTTTCGATTAAGATCATGATAGCAGCTTCTGTAGTCACTTCCATATTCAGTTGCAAATCGACCAATAACTGCACCATCGAAATTAACTTTTAGAATACTTTGATCAGTACACAGGTAAAGGAAACCACCATCTCTGCAAATAGTTATTCTCCTTGCTGTCTCTGTTTGTAGTTGTGTAAGCTTAAATCCATCGATATAATTAAAACCACTATCAAATTTATATATGGCGTTCTGTGTTAGCACATATATATTATTGTCCGCGTCTAATGCTGTACTAATTGGTTTATTAGTATTGGTAAATACATCTGATTTATAAGTAGCTAGCCATGTACCAGTTCTTGCATATTTCTTGATGCATAGATTATTATAATCTGTTACCCATATTTGATTCTTATCACTAACTAATAGATCAGTAGGATCGTAAAATTTGTTTTTAGAATTAGCACCACCTAGACCACCCCAAGAGTATAGTAATTTCCATTGTTCTAACTCAAAGTCGTAATTAAATACAAGCACCCTATATTTACCTGCATCTAATATATATAGTCTGTGATCTGTATCGAAGTCTGCATCGACATCAATAGCTTGTACGTTAATAAAATTATCACCGATGCCCTTAAATGTTCTCTCAGCGATTTCAGTAGCAAACATATCTGATGATAATATTTTAACACTCGTCTTATTCGAAACGAAATGAATATTATCACCAACTCCATCCACGCTTCGAACAACACAATCAGTTAGGTTGCTAAAATAATCCGCTTCTGCATTATTAGGTAAATCATAACCAAGATCAATTCCGGTTTGATTAACACGCCAATGGAAGAAAGCAGAATTACCATCATACATAGTGCCTAACCATCCGTAATATACTGTTGGTGGTGCATCATACAATTTTGATTTATCTGATAGGTATGTAATATTCTCTTCAAGCTGATCGAACGACTTGTTTAAATTCCAATCAGTAATCCATTCATTCGCAGGTACTCTACATTCGTCAATACGTTTTGGTAAATCAAGATTAGATGCTTGATACACTCTCTCTATATCAGGATCAAATAATTCAAAATAATTTACAACATTAACAATATTATTAACCGTTGCTGTTTCATCTGAAGATACCCCATAACCAGTGTAGGTTGTTTTTAATGAGATATCATAATTACCCGCATCAGTAAAATTCGTAACATAGGGGCTCGTAGTTGATGTTATCCATCTATGTCCTCTATCTGTCCATGTATACTTCTGTATCAGATCAAACAGCGGAAGCACATTTTCAAACGCAACAGCATCACCAGTAATGACATACAAGTTAGAAGTATAGATTACTGGCTTTAATGGGTAAGCTGTTGCGGTAGTGCTTGATGTACCGAGGTTAATCGGTTGGATACACCAATCTGAAAATGGTGCAGAAAGATCAATTGGAGATATTAATGCAACTACATTTGATTCGATACTGAATACTGTCGGTGAATATTGACTTACAGTTTCTATTTTTTCACCTTCACTGCTTACACTTAATGTAATAACTTTTGGCAATATCGGCGTCGAATATGTTTCACTCCATTGATATGTACTCACGCCCCATGTTGAAGTTAGCGGTTGATTTATTTCAATTGGAACTGAAATAGAAAATATTGGATCAATATCTAAAACTAGATCGTGTGCATTAACACCAAACGGATTATATTGCGCGATTATATTTGAAGTCGAAAGATAATCAAACATACTAACCATTTTTATAGGTTGCTTGACGATTGACTGATTAGTATCTGTTGTAGTGAAATTTTTATATGGTACAGCTAATCCAGTTGTATCATCATAATGGTAATTTGGCATACCCACTGGTAGATCGGCATTGACTAATTTGCATGATACACTGTGTGTAGCTGTTGCAGATGTAGATGGTACTAATACAGTTACCATGTTTGCTGTATTGCCTACAGGATAAGGTGAAACATTTTCAACGTACCAATTATATGTTGCACCTGTTTCAGGATACGCACTTAATGTAAACTCTTCTGAGTGGCAGTATCCCCAAGCACATGGACCTGGAGTAATACTCTGATTACATAAAACAGGTACGAATGTCTCGGTTCCACCATCCCATTTATACTCTGGGTAAATTGCAAAATCCACTTCTGGAAAATCAGCTAGTATATTAATAGTTTTTGTATCACCAACCTTTGTCATCGGAACAGGCCATGTTGATGCTGAAATACTATCACCACAAATCTGAATAGTGTATGTAGAATATCCGTTTGGTACTTGATGTGTAAAGCTGGTAAATCCAACCGGTTGTGTAGATACATCTCCATTACTGAAAACAAATTTAAGATTACCTATTGCATCATCTGGTACTGTTGTATGGTTATTGATAGTTATTGTCCATGGAAATACTAAATCGTTTTGATCTCTGTATAGTATGTGTGTAGAGCTTAATTCATTATTAATACTGAATGCTGGATAAAACAGAGAATCCTCTACCCATTCGCTTACACTGAATGTTATATTATACTCTAGTATTAAAGATGAATCAACAGTCTCAACTGCAGATACAGTTAACTGGTATGTACTTAATTGTGGAACCGTTGAAACGGTTGATGTTGTTACTTCTAATCTTAATGGATCAATATTGTAAGCAGTACCTGTACTAATTGGGCCTGCCTCTGGTACAAATGTGTATATACTGTCATACCATCGATTATACGCGATGAGACCTCCATATATCGACTTGTTACCATACATCATGAATTGATCGTCATATAAGTTAAATGCTTGCTCAACTCCATCAATTGTACTAACACCATATACATTTAACGTTAAGTATGTTGTCGGGACTAGCTCTCCAGTTTTTACTACTGTTGCCGATAATTGTGTTGCACCTGGTAGATATAGGAAAGGTCTAAACGGAATACCATCAGTCCATGTTATTCCGTCACTGCCACTGATAGTTATATCATATGTCCCTGTCCAATTTTTTGAAGATAAAAATACGTACTGTGCATCTCCGTAAGGTAATGACGGCCCATATCCATCACTCTCAATAGTAAAGTTTGGATCTCCTGGGCTTGATATAAGTACATTCTGTGAATTATATGGTGATACTTTCCACCTTAATCTAAAATCTGCTGGAAATTCTCTTACAGTGCCATCATAATAAGCAGATAGATAAGTTGTATTTACTGTTCTTGTAACTGTATTATATTTTGCATGTGAGTTAGCAATAAAAAGTAGAGAACTAGGAGAGCGATACGACATTAAAATTTGATTATCTGATACGGTTGGTGTAATAGTATAATACGTTAATTCAGTTTCTGTTGTAGTGAACGATGCGCTTGTTGCTGTTAATGTTGTATCGAGTGTTAAACTGTCTCCAAAACTATAAGGAGTTGAGAATATCTCCGCATTTATGTTTGTTGTCGGTGACACATCCCAGCGTATATAGTTACCTGATAATGGAATATAATCACCACTTGTAGTAGTCCAATATGATGTAACAGCAACAGAAGCAGTCGTTACTGTACCTGGTAAAGGAAAGACTATAAGTTGAAGAGGGGTATACGTAAACGAACTTGTCGTAAGTAATGATTCATCTGTTAATGTTTCAGATTCTAGCGTAGCATTTGATGCATATACATAAAAAGTTTGGTTAGATGTCGCAGTGACTGTAATATAATCTGTGCCAGTAGAGCGTAAATACGTCGCAGCTATATATCCGGCAGAAAACCCTGATGTAAGTGTATCAAGAGTCAACACTCCTGTACCATAATCAATCGTACCTGTTGCACCAGGAGCATTAAAAGATTGTAGTAATCCATTTGTTGGGCCTTCATCAAAAATAAATGTTTGTTCTCCGAGATATACGTAATTCATAGGATCTGGAGCACCAGATATAACGGATCCGATCGCTGAAACCGAAAACGTTCCTTGCTTTATTCTAGTATAATCAGTTACTATAGGGTCTATTGTTGGATAACCACTATTATTTTGTGTTAATGTTAAAACAGTCTCATCGATTTCAGTATTTGTTAGCGGAAAAGAAGTATTCCACTCAAATGTAGAATCTGAATCTTTAAATGCTCCGTTAAGGGTATCGTAAGCTGTTACATATGAATTTATTGTTTGTGAATATAATGCATTCCATACAATCACTCCACCCACAAATTCATTATCTGCAGAGAGATTCAAAATTAAATCGTTAACGTATGTTTCTTTATAATTCACTTTTTATTCCCAAACAATTGTATAGAGCTCCGTGTATATTGGGGCTATCTTCTTTACTGTATTCTTAATAATGTCCTCGATAACCCATCTCAAAGATTGATCCTGAATGTTTAATCCTGTGAGCTTTATCTTATAATATTGTGACTTCTTTCCTGGTAGCTTATATTTAAAGAACCGCTCAATTTCTTCTATATAAGGTTGGACACCAGTAGGCATATTCCAAATAATGTCTTTATAGTCATACTTTAATAAAAATATATGTGTAAAATCAGATACAGTTAGTGCATAATTATAGACTCTAAAATCATCAATATAACCAGTAAAATGTAGTTTATCATAAGACAATTCAGTATCTAGTGAATTAATAGCACCTGCATCCGCTCCAATAAAAATATTGTTCTCATAATTATAGTACAAATATGTTGATGGTGCTACCGTTAGCGAATCACGTAAAACTGTATCTATATAATATCTAAACTCACCTGTATTAAATTCATATGTAAAAGCGAAATGGTGCCAATCATTAT